TTCGGTATATGAATAAACCATATTAGCAGGGTCTACATATTCAGTAACAATGCCCTCTGCTTTATTAAACCTAGTTTTATTAGCTCCAATACCAATAGTAGTTAAATCGTACGCTACTCTTTTCTTAATCTCGTCGTATTTATTAAAACTTAAGACATTGTTTATAACTTCTTCTTCTGCTATTTCTACATTTTGTTTGTAAGTCATCTGCAAATGAACATCCAATTCTTCTCTGCTTTCCGGTAAAGCTTCCATGTTTCCAGTTAAAGAAAAGTCCATACCAATATTCTCTTTAATGTTTACTAAAGCTTGCTTAGTGTTCATATCTTGTTCTACGGCAGCAGCGTAATCAGTTCTGCTTTTTACAGAAAAAGGATCTTGAGCAAAAGCTGTTATATCGTATGATTTATTAGACATACCGTTTACGACAATATCTACAAACTTTGCTATTACCGCAACAGGCTTCCAATCTAAATTAAGATATGACAAATCACCGTTTATAGATAACTCATCTTTGTATTTCTGCACTGGCTGTTCACCTCTTGCATATAATCTAAGTGAATGAAAATTGTTCCAATTTGTTAAGTATCTATTACCTCCAGATCTACCTTGGTTAAACCATTCTTGCTCAATAGCTTGAGAAACCTGTAGACCGTAATCTCTACTTGCTTTTACCTCGTTGCTTTCAATTTGGCTAGGAAATGCACTGTTAGTGTTTGTGTATATTTTCATTTATTTTATTATTTTAGACAAAGAACCTCTATTGTCAAACTTTTTAAATCCTAAATTGTAAATTTTCTTATGTACAGGACTGTTTGGTGCGTATAAATTTTTATTGCAAGCCATTATAGCCAACCCTGAACTTATAGAAGCATCGTGCTTTGTCCTGTTATTTATATTAAACTTAGCCCAATCTTCAAGTGTTCTTTGAAAATACATATCACCGTAGCCTTCTTTGTTTTGGCCTACAAAAGTTTCTATGTATGTTTCTATAGCTGCGGCATGAGCCTGTTTAATGTCTTCACTTGAATTAGGAATTCCCCCTATCTCTCTTTCGGTTATCGATAATTTATTGTACTTCTTGTCCGGTCTATTCATAGAGTAACCCCTGTAGCCTCTTCTTTTAAAATGATAAAGCAATCTAGGCTTATTGTTTTCTGCTAATATTGGCATACCGTAAAATACGCAAGCCATTAATACATCTTCAAAAAACATTTCAGCTGTTTGCGGTCTAGCTATATATTCTAAAAAGAATCTATTAGGCGGAACATCTTCCATGCTAAACTTAGTTAAACCATGCAGGGCTCCATTAGAACCTCTATTATCTACTGTACCTGATATATCATAACTATCGCATCCGAAAGCGCCACAGTGCTCATTACCAGGATATCTTGTGTTGCCTTTTGTTATTACTCTGTTTTGTAATTCAACCGGAGGAACCCACGTGATTTTAAATCTACCATTTTTGTTAGGCATAAATAAAACCTTAGAATCTTTTATACCATTTTCCCATTGGAAGCTTCCTGTAGTTACTATCGAGCTATTTCTTAGATCTTCATTGTAATCTACTTGTTCGTATATTTTAGTAAGATTAAACAGTGACTGCTTTGTTTCATCTCTAAAAGCGTGTTGCTCTGTTCTTGGAAACTGGCGATAGTATTCATTTAAACCGTCTTGATCACTCTTTAAGCCATCAACTTCGTTTTGCCAATAATCAATAACTCCTTGATCTATTAGATCTCCTTGCGGCCCCTCAATTGCATCTTTCGGCGTGTTGAATACAGGAAATCCATAAGAATCAATGTATCCTTCGTAGTTCCATTCCATAGGTATGAACAAACTATAGAGTCCTGAACGAGTCTGTCCATTGGCGTTTCTTTTTTCGACATCTGAATCATAATAAAGTTTTTTAAAATTCTCTCCTCCTTTGTCTAAAGCATTTGACGTTGAACCCATCATACACTTACCTATAATTCTAGAACCTAATCTTAAACAAGTTTTAGTTACCCTCCAGTTGTTTAATATATTTGTAGGTCTTTCCCACTTTCCACTTTCGTCGTGTACTAGTAGTTTTAATTTTTCACCGTCGTACGAGTTGTCCCCGGTGTTCTTCCAGTCGATCGTTGTATCGAGACCGGTGATCTCCTGTAGTTTCTCGTTGGTGTCGAGTTTCTTACGGGTAAACTTTGACGCGGGTACCCTGTACGCGAGTTCCGTCTTCGGCCTGTCCATACCGTCCTGGATTGGTTTGAAGAAGAAGGGGTAATTAACCGAAATGGGGACGACCTTATCAGTAAACATCTTTTTGGCGTCTGGCCCTGACTTTGATAAAATGCCAAATCTTGAATCTGTGGATATTGTTGCCTGATTAACCGTCTCGCCTGATGCCATGAAAGAGAAACCTGACCGTCGGTTCTTAAGATAACACATTCCGTAACACCGTTTATCTGCCTTACAAGCTTCCCAGAATAAATAGAATAATCTGTTTGATTCCCTAAAGTCTGGTTGCCCAACATCAATTTTGGACCACTGCAAGTACATGTAGTTAGTGCCAGTAATATAAGTAGGCTTGCCTTTATTAATAAACCAAAAGCCTTCTTCACGCCTTTTAAACTCTGTGTCAATATAGTCATACCATTTTTCTTTAAACTCAACCGGGTATTCATCCCAATCAAATACTGATTTAATTTTACTTAGTTCTTTAGGATACTGTTGATACTCCCATTTGTCAGATTCAAACTCGGTTACATTTTCTTTTTTAGGTAGACCTATAATTAATCCTTGTATATTATATATTTCACCAATTTCACCAGTCTTACTTATAACAATAAGATCATGCTCTTTATTGTATCCGTATTTCCATTTCTTATACCTATTTAATCTATTGATTACTTTAGGTTTTACATAGTCTTTTAATACCGTTACTAAACTTTGCTCGTACATTACCTAGATCTTCCTTCTGCAAATCCTCTAAAAGTTTTTTCTTCTTTAACTTCTTTTGGATTATCATTCAACAAAGCTTCCTCTTCTTCTATTCTGTTGAGTATTTCAAAAGCATCGAATATAGCTAATTTTTTTGTAGCTGCAGCGTTTTTTAATCTATCAGCTGTTATATCGTCTCCAGAATCAACAATAGCTTCTTTAGCTACTTTAATTAATTCTTCAACCGCTTTTTGCCCAGCTAGGATTATACTCTTCTTCGTTTCCTTCGTGTTCATACTTAATTACAATATCATTAGATTTCATACAATAAACTCTTTGATCGTCTATAATAAAATCCCATTCACTGTTAGGCGTAAAGCCTACTACATCTCCTGGGCTTATTTTAAGCGCATCTAAGGACTTATTACCGTATTTTAGTATACCAATAAGCTTTTGCTCTTTATCTATCCTTAGAGAGTCTTTATTTTTCAAAGGCATTACAAAACATCTGTCTCCAAATGATTTCCAATCCCCTGTATTTTTATACAAATATATCTGGTCAATAGCACAAAAATATAAATCGTCTTTAAAAAATGATCTGCTATTTTTTTTAACGCCTTTCATGTCGTAGAATACTCTAAAAACATTGTGGTGTATAACTATTATGTCGCCCTTCTTTATATTTGTTTTAAAAGCTTTCGGTGTTTCAACTACGACAGCCAAATTATTTACTGACTTGAAGCTTTCTATTTTGGTATTTAAAACTAAAGTTTTATTACCGAGCTTTAATTCGTTTTCGTATCTATCACCTAAAGGTTTGATGATAAAATCGTACAAGCTTCTCATTAGTATTCTAAGTCATACTCAACGGATATTGCCATGTTAGAGTTAAATTTCTTCCATGGCATAACCTCGTCTTGTTTTTTTATAAAGATACTGTATGAGTTCGTAGAATTGTCGTGCAGTATGTCGGAGATTATGTGCCCCCCGTAAACTTGCTGCCCTACGGAATAATGCATGGCATCGTTCTTGTAATCAGAACCTATGCTAATTTTTCTTATAATAGAACTCATTAGTCTACAACTTCAAGCGTTTTTGTTTCTGGTTGTTCAGCTTCTTCGTAAGTACCATCAACTAAGTTTACAGTTATGTCTCCATACTGCTCTTTTAATTCAGACTTTACGCCTTCCAGTGTTTTCACTGATTCAAAGTGTGCACCTAAAAACTCTGCTTTCTTTGCTTCTAAAAAACCAATCTCTAATAATATTGCATTAATTTTTGATTGACCTTCTTTAACTAATTTTAATTGCTCTTCTGTTATTTTTTTTACTTCTGACATTTTATTTAATTTAATTGTTATATTGTTATAGTTACACTATTTATTCTGAAATTACTTCTTCCTCTTCAATTGGTGGTGGAACCTCTGCATTTCTTGGAAATCCATAGAATTGATGCGCTGAAGCATCACCTGGGTAAACCTCATTTGAGCCAAAGTCTAAGTCGTCTGTACTCATTATATCATAAGCCCATCCTGGGTAATATACAGGTGGAGTTATTTCTTTTCCATCTGGATCATAAGTACCAGGTGTTTTTACCACTTTACCGATATTAACAACTGCTTTAGTCCCGTTGATATACTGCATCGATGTAACACCTTCTTCTGTTACTTCTTGCCAAACGTCTTTTTGTATTAAAACGTCTTTACCTTGTTGTTCTGTATCAAATACTGTTTTGTAAATATTCATAGTTATATTGTTGTTAAATCTTCTAATTGTACGTCTGCTAATGCTTTTGGATAATATTTTAAACCTTTTATATTACCTTCAAATTTTTGCCCTTCATTTCCATCAGAAAAAGAAATTTTATTTAAATTACTCATTGATTTAAAAGGAATAGTAATAGCTAAAGAACCATTTATAAATAACCTTGTATTTGTTGAATTATAAACCAATGCAAATTTATTGTTTTCAAATGCATTTACTGAAAAATATGTTCCGATTGTAGCTCCATCATATATTCTAATCCCATTACTTGATGAAATAATATAAAGCCAAAAAGCATTAGTATTAGTTCCATCATTTAATGAAATTACTTTATTTCCCACACTTGATGAAAGCCCTTGAAATTCTGCATACAATGTTCCCTCCTCGCTATTAATAACTGGTGTTGCATTGTTACATAATTCTTGATTTCTAGTAGCTGTTGCTACAGAGGTTGGGATGTATGAGGTTGCGTAGGGTAATGCTTCTCTCTGCGCACCCCAAACTAACACTCCTTTACTACCATCTCCTACAAACGTATCAACATTGTCTTGTTCTGCTACTATGACTG